GCTGTAACCAGTACCGGAGAACAGCCAGATGCTATGGGATTCAGAAATTCAGCATCATGCCTGATAGAGGCGAAGTGTTCTCGTGCTGACTTGTTAGCAGATAGAAAAAAGCGTTTTCGTAAAAATCCGTCTCTTGGAATGGGCGACTGGCGATTCTTTATTAGTGAGCCGGGAATTATTTCAATTGAGGATTTACCACCTGGCTGGGGATTACTTCACGTTGTTAACGGAAGAGTACGGAAAGTACATGGGTGGCCCAAGGGTAATTGCTGTTGGGGTAATCCTGACGATAAGCCATTTACTGGGAATAAGCAGGTTGAATGCGATTACATGTTATCTGCATTAAGGCGCATGGAGTTGAGAGGGCACCTTAATGAAATATATGACGGTGTGATTGTTAATAAGAAAGAAGGAAACGCGGCATGATCACTATTACCAAAGGGCGACTGCTGACAATCAAACAGTGGCGCGAAACATACGGACCTGGTAGCAACGTTGTACTGCCAGCAGAAGAAGCGGAAGAACTGGCACGAATTGCACTGGCATCGCTTGAGGCAGAGCCGGTGGCGTGGAAGGTAACCTTCACGCAAATTGACCGTGAATATAACACGTTCACTGGTATGTATCCTGACAAAGCAGAAGTCGAACGGTGGGTGCGGCTGCATAAAGCATGTAATTTTCGGGCAGATATAACACCGCTTTATACCGCTCAGCCAGTGCCGGTAACTCCGGATGGTTGGATAAGCTGTAGTGCGCGAATGCCCGCTCAAGATGATTGGATTTTAATTTATTCAAAGCACGGCGAGTATATGGCAGGACAGGTAAAAGGGGAATACGTGGAGTTGAGCGACGGCACTTTATCGTGGTTAGGGAATGCCTTGTTCTGGATGCCGCTACCAGAACCGCCGAAGGAGGTACGCCAATGACCTAGCCTGAAGCATTTGCAATTGTAGTGGCTGCCATTTCGATCGCACTGATTGTTTTTGCGATTTGCCGCTGGGGGTAAAATAGTTCACCTGCATGGAGATTTGATGCCGGGGAATTGTGGGGAGCATTCAAACCTCTCCCCTTCCCGGTTAAAGACTCCATTGCTTTGCGGTCAGAGAGATACATCAGCTTCATCAGCTTAATGAAACGCATAGATCCGCCATGCTTTTTCAGCAAATACGCTGCCATTTGCGCAACTTTTTCTTCATTAAACATAAATCGGCTCTCTGTCTCACATGAAATACTCTTTCTGACTATATGTTAATAGCTCCGGTTATTACAGGTTAATGTGTGTTTATTTCTTAATCAGCCCCGCACTTCCGTACGGGGCCATTTCTGTTAATCCACTCCCACTTTTTTGTTGTACTCGCGGTTAAACCGATCCACGGCAATTTTCATATCCCGCTCTACCGATTTCACCATCGCCGACTGTTGCGCCAGACTGAGAGTACTGTCGGCGTAAATGGCATCACGCTGTTTACGCAAATCCTTCAGTCTCTTCCGGGTATCCTGCATAAGCCCGTTCATCGACAATTTTCCGTTGTTCTCGTCAATGAACGCCGTTCTTTCTGCGCCGGTCAGACTCTTCAGCTCTGCGTGATACTGCGCAACCTCTGTCATCCGGTCGTACATCTTCTGCTGGTCAACATACGGCATCACCTCACCTGAAATTTTCCCCAGGAAAGGCACCTGCTGTTCCGGTATATCAATACCGTTCAGCGATTTCACCGCCGCATCCGTGGTTTTGGAAATGAAGCGCCCTGTACCACCAGAGATATAGTCCACCCAGTATTTCAGCGATTCCGGTGTGATATCCACCGCGCCTGAACGGTACTGGCTGCCACCTGAGAACGCATTCAGCCAGGATGCAAACGCCTTGTACGCTTCTGGCGTTGAACGTCTTCCCAGCTGGCTGTCAGGTTTTGGTGTACCAAACGGCATGTTCTCCTGGTAAATCTGCGCCCCCATGAAGTTTTCATTCATGGCAAGGTTCGCAAACGGACGCAGAATGGTCGGCGCTGCATTTTTCAGCAATGCCCCGGACAGTGTTTCCGACGTCTCACTGCCAATCGGGCTGAATGCACCAAGCACACCACCAACAACATTACCGGCAGCACGGGACGCCGTCAGGTCACCCGCCGCCACACCTTCAGCGGTATGCCCGAGCAGGAAGAAAACGTTGTACCCGTAAGGCAGAGGAATACTCCAGTACTCTCCGGCCTTGCCCCCGAACACCGATTTCATAATGACGAGGTTACGCTCTTTCACATGAGACGGCACCTTGTCATACCAGTTAACCCCGTCATCATCCTCCCCCGCAACACTGCGGTTAAGCGAGCCAAGCAGATAACCCGCTCCCACAGCTGCAAGCGCGATTTTCTGCGGTACATTGAGATTCTTCCAGCGAAGGCGCTCCAGTAACGGCCCGTCGCCATTAAGATGTCCGAGCGTTCTCACCAGGTTTGCGGTCCCCTGAATGCTGGCGTTGGCAAACATATACAGCGAGTTCATCAGCGCTCCCTGCTCACCACGACGGTTAAAGTTCACCGTCATGTTTTTGGCAAGAGACGCCGCCTGCTGGCGTGACAAACCGGCATCACGGGCGTGCTTATAGGCAGAAAGACGCAGAGCGTTTTCAACCGCACCGTTGGCATCCTCGACAAGGTTAAGGAACGAATTCCATGCACCGATACTCTGGCCTTTCCATCCCCCCTTCGCCAGTGAGACAAGGCGATCCATTTCCTTCTGCTGGCCTTCAAGGTCACCCATGTTAAACCAGCCGGTTTTCCCTCCGTCCTCAACAAACTCTTTCCACACCTTCTGCCACTGTGCACCTTTTCCCGTGAGGGTTTTACCACGCAGACTGGCGTATACGGCTGACATGGCAGAACGGCTGTCTTTCACCACAGCCAGGGCGGATAAGTTATCCAGCCCTTTCAGTTTACCGTCGCTCCTTCCCTGCTCCGCCTTCAGGTTCATCACCGCCGTCTGCACGTCACGGATGAAGTTACTGACCAGGAATTCCGGGTTATACGACGTGTTCACCGTTGCCAGGAAGCGGTTAACTTTCCCCAGCGTACGAACAAAGGCATTGCTGGTTTCCGGTCCCATACTCTTCATCGCACGCATCAGGCGCGGATCATGGAGTTTGATGTAGTACGTTTTGCCGTTCTTTTTGGTGGTGAAGTACCGGTCTGCCATCATTGCCATCGGTACAGGGCGTTCGACAACTTCGCGAATGGTTTCACCAGTTTCCTGGTCCTTGCGCTCTGCAATCGTCCGCATGGTATCCGGTCTGTCATCGGTGAATACCTGCCAGTAATCCTTGTCGGGATTATCCTGCACCAGTTTCAGGAAGGCGTTACCCACTTCGTTTTTGCGATGGCGGATCAGCGATTCGCTCAGGTCCTGTATCGCCTGAGTGGACGGAGACTGTGCCCGGGATGCACGCCCCATGGCCTGCCTGCTTTCACGTCCGCCGATGGTGAAGCCCTTACCTGTACGGGGCAGTGACACCACACCGTCAACATCCTGACCTTTCAGGGGAACGTAGTAACGGTAGGCGTTCTGCCAGGCATCCACCACACCGTTCTCTTCAAGTCCGGCCTCACGGATAAGCTCACGGCGACGGGCCAGCATATCGTCAATAATCCCTGCCAGACGGTCATACTGTGCCTGTTTGCCACTGTTACGTACACGCTGCATGATTTCCGCCGCTTCCGCGTTGGTCATCCCCGAACCGCCGTCCGGCATTTTCGGGTTGATTTTCGCGATATGCGCGTTACGTTCCGGCGCGTGACGGGCGTAGAGGTACTCATCCAGATCGGCCTGCGCAATTTTGTAGTCCGCCAGTAATTTAGCCAGTGGCTGAACGTAGCGCTCCTTCATCACGTTCAGGTCGTTTTCCGCCTTCCCGTGGAAGAGTTCTTCCGCCATATAAGCGTTGTTACTGTCGTCCACTTTGCCGCCAGTTTTACGGATATTCTCCTGAACAGCTTTCAGCACCTGGAATTTATCCTGCATCTGGCGCACAAAACGCGATGCAATTGTCTCTTCCGGTGTCAGACTGCTGGTACGGGAGTAATACGGCCCCTTGCGAATATCTTCAGGATAGAGTATTTTATCCGCAGAGCCGCGATAAGAATGTTCCCCTTTGGGCAATTGGAGCCCTCTGTGCAGAAGGTTATCGCGGCTTAATTTTTCTCTCCGGTACAACGTTAACCCGGTCATTTCCATACTCTTCAGTTTTTTTCCATTTTCTGTACCGTAAACAGAAGCTACCTTGTTGATTTCCAGACGCGACCGGACAGCCTTCATGTGTACCGCTGACACCACCGGATCACCATTTTTATCCACGGCATCAAGCAGCATCACAACCGCATTTCTTTCTGTCGCTGAGCGGTAAATTGCATCCGGATCGTGCATCAGTTCCGGTAGTCTCTCGATAACATCCATCGGCACCACATGTTTCACACCATTGGTGGCCTTCCGCACAGTATCGCGGGAAATAACCAGCGGCAAATCCGGTGCACCAAGGTGACGCAATACCGGCGGCGTACGCCCGATGTTTACCGTTAAATCTGTGGTGCGCAGAGATTTCATCATTCTGGCAAGGTCATCACGATAACGCTCGCCCTCACCTTCCGGCACTTTGAACGGATCACGTTTACCACTACGGGAGTACTGAGACGATGCGCCCGCGCCATCCTCACGCGGCGTGTAACCTTCCCGCACACGCTGGCCTAACGTACGGATGGTCTCGCGAACAAGTCTGATATCGTTCAGTTCCGTCGGCTTCAGTAACCCCGTACGACGCAGTACCCCTTTGACCAGGGCAACAACACGCTCCCATGCCGCCACGAATTTA